ACAGTATTTAAAATAGCTAGGTCATTATGTGACCAACACGTTGTTAAAATGCCATTAGAAGAGTGTCAGATGCTATGTACTACATTATGGGATATAGCACCTGAATATGCTGAAGAACATAACTTATATAAGCCTGTNCATCAAAAACACCCTTGTACATTATGGTTAAAAGAGTCACAGGCAAACTTTGATTTTGGTTATGCTTTGTATAGACAGATGTTATATGAGTATGAAAAGAGATATGGAAANAAACATGGTGCAGGAAAGCATTATGATGCNATAATGAAAGCCTGTTATAAATACAAATTTCTTCTTGACGAAAAAGANTATAAAAAATCTTATACTTTAACTAAACACCCTCAATGTTTTAGTGGACATGACGAACTAAAAACGCAAGAATTTTTTCCAATAAATGCGTATCGTGCATTTTATAGGGTTGACAAAATGAGATTTGCAAGGTATAAGTACACAGATAGACCAAAATGGTTTAAAGACATAAATCAACACGTTACAATGTATTTACATAGGAGATACAATAGTGAAGGAAAACATTATGATAAAATATAACAATTACTTTGCATCAGAACTAGAGAAACACGCAATAGCAATCACACAATACCAACACCCAAATACTATACAATTAGGTGATGTCAATAACATTGATGTTTATAGTGACAAGTATCGTGATGTAGATTTACTACTAGCAGGTTCACCTTGTACGTCATTCTCTGTAGCAGGAAAGAGAGATGGTTTTAAAGCAGAGAGTGGGCAGTTATTCTACAGATTTGTTGATGCTCTCAAAGCAATCAAACCTAAATACTTCTTACTTGAAAATGTTAAGATGTCCAAAGATAATGAAAACATCATGGTCAATGCCATAAGAGAAGTTGTAGGCAATACTTTTAAAGTACACATTGTCAATAGTGCATTGAAGAGTGGGCAGAATAGAGTGAGAATGTATATTACAAACATACCATTTGACCCATCTAAAATCAAAGATGAAGGCATAGTTCTTGCTGACATACTAGAAGAAGATGGTATTGCTAATCCATTGATGACTAACAAAGATGGTAAGTCACATTGCCTAACAGCACGATATAATGGTGCAGTATGGTGGAATAGTATTGAACGTAAGCAGAGAACTATGGTGCAGATAGGCGAAACTGCTGAAATAAAAGGACATGACATACTCAAAAGAGTATACTCACCTAGTGGGAAGTCTCCCACTCTCAACAGTATGGGTGGTGGGAATCGTGAGCCAAAGGTTGCCACATTCAATCCTAAAGGTGGTCGCATTGTTAATCGTAGACTAGATAAGTTTGGTGTACGAAAAGATAATCAATTAGAAATACCTTTCACAGAAAAGATAGAAGTGAGAGAAGATGATAAAACAAATTGCCTAACTACCATTCAAAAAGATAACATAGTTGTAGATGATTTAAGATGGAGAAAGTTATTGGTTACAGAAATGGAATCATTACAGACTTTACCTAGAGATTATACATCTATGGGTAGGTACAGAAAAGAGGGAGAGAAATCTATAGCCTATATGCCTGTTGCTAAATCTAATCGTATGAAAGCGATAGGCAATGGGTGGACAGTATCTATCATCAATGAAATATTTAAGGGCATTGATGGTGATTTAAGAGATGTTATGTCATTGTTTGATGGCATATCATGTGGACAACAAGCATTAAAAACAACCAAGAGGAACTAATATGAGAGATACAAATGGTAAATTTAAAGTTAATCTTGACATGAAAGATATTCTTGTCACAGAAGAACAACGAATGAAGTTTTTAGATTTATATAANAAACTACANCACACACTATTATATGTGCATGATTGTAGCGATATAACTCTATCACAAATAGCTAGTTTAGAGGAATTGAAATGTCTTATGCATAAAGCATTAAAGTTTTCACCACAAAAAGATGAAGATGGTAATGGTTCTAGTTGGTATAACGATTGGGTCTTATCTTGTGATGAAACGGCATATAAACATGACTAATGTTCTACCTAGATACGTTACAAAAAGAACACAAGCAGATGGATTAGAGCATTATCGTTTTAATCCATCACAAAAATACATAGAAATAGGGATAGTCAAAAGATTATCTCTAGGTTCTTCCTATCCTATAGCCGTAGAAAAAGCCAAAGAAATGAACGGCATCATAGATGATTATGAATCTTCACAATTTGTGAACGACAAATCAACACTACAAGAATTATACAACAACTATATACAATCAAATGATTTTAGTCTGCTACGAGAAAAGACACAGAAAGATTATTTATATAACCTTAAAACTCTTTTAGAGAGCGACTACATGGGTAAAATTAGATTGAGCAGTATAACTACCCCAATGATGAAGAAAGCCTACGAGAAATGGGTTAAAAGAGGAATATCGTTTGCTAATCATGTGATGGCAGTAGCCAATACACTATTTTCTTATGCAATAGAGATGGGTTACATACAAATAAATCCCTGTCGAGATGTTAAACGTAAAGTGACAGAGTGCGACAGGATTATTTGGACACCTGACGAAGTGAAACAGTTTTTAAATGTTGCATATAGTGACTTTAAACACAGGAGTATTGGTTTAATTGTACATGCTACGAGAAAAGACACAGAAAGATTATTTATATAACCTTAAAACTCTTTTAGAGAGCGACTACATGGGTAAAATTAGATTAAGCAGTATAACTACCCCAATGATGAAGAAAGCCTACGAGAAATGGGTTAAAAGAGGAATATCGTTTGCTAATCATGTGATGGCAGTAGCCAATACANTATTTTCTTATGCAATAGAGATGGGTTACATACAAATAAATCCCTGTCGAGATGTTAAACGTAAAGTGACNGAGTGNGACAGGATTATTTGGACACCTGACGAAGTGAAACAGTTTTTAAATGTTGCATATAGTGACTTTAAACACAGGAGTATTGGTTTAATTGTACACATGGCATACGAATGGGGTCAGAGAATCGGAGATATGCGACTTCTGAAATGGGATAACATACAATTTGATACCCAAAGACTTTATCTCAAACAATCGAAGAAAAGGAAAGAAGTTTTTTTGCCTATCAACGATAATTTATTTAGAGTGTTGCAAAAACAACACACCGACTTTGGTTTTCAGGAATATGTAGCACCAAGACCATACCCTATTCATGACGGATACCGACCATATCTGCTACAAAATGTATCAAAAGCAGGTAAAAAGGTTATGGAGATAGCAGGATTGAGAAGTGAATTGCAATTAATGCATCTCAGAGCAACTGCCATAACTGAAATGAATGATTCAGGTGTAGACATAAATCAGATAATGTCTGTATCAGGTCATGCCAACCCACAGAGTGTGAAACCATACATAAAACACACCTTTGATAGTGCAAATTATGCATTAGAAAAAAGAAATGCAAATAAAACACTTGACAGGATGTAAAATTCATGGTATTTACATTTAACTGCCGACAAGGAAACAGTAACATGATAGATATATATAAACATATAAATGATATAGACATTAGTATGGGAGAAACAAAAAGAATGAATTGTCCTGTATGTAATGGATATAAAACTTTTACAATTACTAACAACATGGGTCAGAAACTTTGGAACTGTTACAAAGCAAGTTGTAGTGTTGGTGGTAGCATGAAAGTGAACTTATCTGTAGATGAAATAAAACAGAAATATGTAGGTGATAAAGCTGTAACAGATACATTTACATTTCCTGAATATATTGTAGACTTTAAACAGGAAGTTATTGATTTTATCGTACCAAAGAAATATCAAGACATTTATGCACAGTTCTGTATGCACGATATTCGTGAGGACAGAGCAGTATTTAAAATATTCAATGATGATGGTGTAGTTGTAGATGCCATAGGTAGAAGTATATTTGACAGATTTCCTAAATGGAAGAGGTATGGTAAAAGTAAATATCCTTTCATGCGAGGTCTTTACAATGCCACTACATCTGAAAAGAATACATCTTGTGTGCTAGTAGAGGATTGTATTAGTGCCTGTGTCGTATCTAATTATGGTATTGCAGGTATTGCTTTACTAGGAACAAGTTTACTTGACGAGCATAAGAGTATCATATCAAAGCATTTTGATAAGGTGGTTGTGGCATTAGACCCTGATGCACTACCAAAAACATTGCAGATTGCAAAAGAATTAAAAGGTTGGGTAAAAGATGTCAAAGTTTTAAAGTTGACAGATGATTTAAAATATAGTAAGAAGAAAGATATTGCTAACTTAAAGGAGATGATATGGAATTAGCATTAGTAAGAAGTTTGATGGATAAAGACTTTTATGATGACCATAGAGGTGCTAGATGTCCTAACAGACTATTCAGTAAAGACGTAAGAAAAGTAAAAGAAATGTTAGACTTGGCTATTGATAAGTACAATAGAGATGTCACACCTGACGAAGTTGAAGCATTGTTTATGTCGAATAATCCTTCCATGACTACGGCACAGAAAGTTGCCTATGGTTCTATGTTTGCCAAGATAAAGAAAGAAGAAAGTCTTGGTAAAGATGTAGCACAGGATGTGTTGGCTAAACTATTTCAACAGATTATAGGTGAAGACATTGCTAATCTTGGATTTGATTATGTCAATGGAACAAAGGCAAGTTTAGAACCTTTGAGAAACATACTTGAACAGTACGGAGATGACTTCACACCTAATCTAAATATCGAATGGGATGACATAGAGATTAAAACTCTTCTTGATAAGAATGACCTTGAAGCTAGGTGGACATTTAACATACCATCTTTGTGCAGAAAGGTAGAGGGTATTAATGCAGGACATCTTATTGAGATAGGTGCTAGACCTAATACAGGTAAAACATCTTTCCATGCATCTCTGATAGCATCACCAAATGGTTTTGCACATCAAGGTGCTAAATGTATTGTGCTATGTAATGAAGAGGGTAGCCATAGAGTTGGTGCTAGATACCTTACATCTGCTACAGGAATGACATTACACCAAGTTAGAAATGACCCAAAGAAAGCACAGGAATTGTATTCTAAAGTTAAAGATAATATTAAAATAAAAGACAGTTCTATGAGAGATATGAATTGGGTTGAATCAGTTGTTAAGTCATACAAACCTGACGTAGTTGTGCTTGACATGGGTGATAAGTTTGCTACAACACAAGGTTTTGCAAGAGCAGATGAAGCACTCAAAGCCTGTGCAGTTCATGCAAGACAAATAGCAAAGCAATATGATTGTGCTATGCTTTATATGTCACAATTATCTGCCGAAGCAGAGGGTAAGATAATACTAAATCAAAGCATGATGGAAGGCAGTAGAACAGGAAAAGCTGCAGAAGCAGACTTGATGATACTAATAGCTAAAAACCCACCTGTAGAAGGACAGGATGGTGAAGATGCACAGAGACATTTAAACATTGTCAAGAATAAATTATCAGGTTGGCATGGCAATGTGCATTGTGAGTTAGATTATAAAACAGCTAGATATATAGCTTAAAGGAGATATAATGAAGTTAGTTCTTGATGTAGAGAATACAGTTACAGACAGAGATGGTAAAAAACATTTTGACCCATTTGAACCTGACAATAAATTAGTTATGGTGGGTATGCTTACAGAAACAGGAGAAGAACATCTGTATAGATTTGATGATTATGTTTTTGGAACAGCTTGTGTAGGTACAAAACAAAAGATACAAGAAGTATTAGATAAAACTAGACTATTGATAGGTCACAATATTGTACACGATTTATTGTGGCTTTGGGAAACAGGGTATAGATATGATGGCAAAGTATTTGACACCATGTTAGGTGAATACATACTACAACGTGGTCAGAAGAAACCATTATCACTTGAAGCCTGTGCAGAAAGATATAATTTAAACACTAAAAAACAAGACACACTTAAAAAATATTTAAAAGATGGCTATGGAGTAGATGAAATACCAAAAGAAGAGTTATCATCTTATCTATCAGCAGATTTAAAAGCTACACAGGAGTTATATAATGAAATTACTAATAAACTTGCTACCGAAGAATATTCTAGACTTAATGATACAGTTAATCTTACTAATAGTGTCGCCCTCACTTTGGCTGATATATATAGGAATGGTTTTAGTGTTGACGTAGCCAAATTAGATGATGTTAGAACACAATTTACAAATGAGAAAAAAGAAATAGAAGATTATTTAAGAAAAGAAGTTGTTAATTTAATGGGTCACACACCTATAAACTTAAATAGTCCTGAACAATTATCTACAATGATATATAGCAGAAAGCCGAATAGTAAAACAGAATGGTCTGTAGTATTCTCACCTTATATGCCTATTAAAGAGTATAAAGAAAAGGTAAAAAACAATTCTACTATAGTCTATAAAACAGAAGCAAAGAAATGCCAAACCTGTAAAGGTGTTGGGTCAATAAGAAAGGTAAAGAAAGATGGAAAGCCATATGCACGACCTACCAAATGTAATGTATGTGATAGTCTTGGTTATATGTTCATACCTACTAATAAGATAGCAGGGTTAAAATTTACACCACCAAATGCTAAATGGGTGTCTGCACACGGATGGAGCACAAGTAAGACTAATCTAGATTATTTACTCAAAGTTTCTAGAGAAAAAGGTATGAAACAAGCTGAAGAGTTTTTATCAAAGGTTATAAGACTATCAGCACTTGACACTTATCTGTCTTCTTTTGTTGATGGAATACAAACAAATGTAAAAGAGGATGGTAAACTACACGTTAAACTGCTACAACACAGAACAGCAACAGGTAGGTTTAGTGGAGCAGACCCTAATATTAGAGTTTAGAGCTGCTGCATATTTGTCACAGGATGAAACAGCAATAAAGGAGATTGAAGATGGCTTTGACGTTCACTCGTATACTGCGAAAATTATTACTGATGCAGGACAAAAGATTAGTAGGCAAGAGGGTAAAGCACACACATTTGCACCTCTTTACGGAGCAACAGGGTTTGGGAGGACAACTGCTGAAGCAACATATTATAAACAGTTCACGGAAAAATACAAAGGGATTACTTCGTGGCATTCTAACTTGGCTAAAGAGGTTATGAACACAGGAAAGATAACCACACCATCAGGTAGACAGTTTTCTTTCCCTGATGTAAAGAGAAAAAGAGATGGCAGTGTTA